TAAGTGCTTTTGTACAAGAGACGGTTCAAAAAGTAGGAACAATTGGGGTTGCTGGCACTATGTCCATAGGTAGTGGAGCTTACTTCCAAGCTAAAACAACAAAAGAGAAAGGTACTGAAATAGCTGTTGTGGCAGAGCAAGAACACCAAGTTTTTTCTAATTTAAATAACTTTACTGAGACTACAATTGGATTTCAACCCTTTGGAGGTGTTACTGAAGCAATTGTAGAATATGCCGAAAAAGGTTATGGAGATGTTGTTGGCACGTCTGAAGAAGGTTACGAAGGGGGGGGAGAAGGAGAAGATGAAGGGTCTGTTGGTGAAGAGGGGGAAGGCGAAGCGTCTGACGAGGCTGAAGGAGATGAGGGTGAGCCTACAGAAGAAAATAATGAAGAAGGCGAGGGAGAAGCCGTTAAAGAAGAGGATTCTGTAGAAACTGAAGAAGAAACAGAAGAATCCGAAGAAGAATCCGAAGAAGAATCCGAAGAGGAGTCTGGAGAAGAGCAAGAAGAAGAGGGGTCGGAAGAAGAGTCCGAAGAAGAAGAAGAGTCCGAGGAAGAAGAAGAGTCCGAAGAAGAAGAAGAGTCCGAGGAAGAAGAGGAATCTGAAGAAGAAGAAGAAGAAGAAGAGGGGGAAGAGGAAGAGCAAGAAGAAGTGGAGGAAGAATCTGAGGAGGGTGAGCCTGAAGAAAAAGAGCAGCCTGAAGAACAGTCTGAAGAGGGTGAAAAAGAAAAAACAGATTTTGAGAATTCAGAAGAAACATTCGAACTAGAAGAAGATGATCAAGTCACTCAAGTCCCTGATGTAATTAAACTCCCTAACATGATAAGAAAATAGTTATTATGGAAGATTTATTTGAAAAAATACTTGCTCCTTACATGGGGTCAATGCCTGAGTTTATTATTTCTATCTTGGGTTTATTGGGGACGCTTTCTTATATTGTACCTGAAGATAGTAAGCTGGGTAGATTATTAGGTAAGTTGACGGGGAATCTAACTAAACTTAAAAACTTTATACTAAAAAAGAAGAAATGAAGCACACACTCATAACTTTACTCTCAATTATTTCCGTAGCTAAATCTGCTGTTATTACCTCTGTAGAAGGAAATATATTCCTAATAAACCCTACAGAAAACCCTAACATCAACCCTGTAGTCAATATCCAAAGACCCATCCAGATCAGCAATGAGGAAGTTGTAGATATAGCTGAAAGTGAAGATAAGAAATTAGATATGGTTATCACTTGGGATGCAGATGAAGAAGAAATTTATGATTTTTATGACGCTCCAAATTGGGATTTTTCACAATCAGATTCTCTGGAATTAGATAGGGATTCTCCTATCGCTAACATATTAACTATTACAGACGCTTTGATACTTGAAGATAGTCCTTCTTTTTCAAATATCGAAATTGGAGATGGGTTTTCGGTGACATTAAAATCTACGGATTTTACTTTTCAAAACAACAATGGTTTTACTGGGGTGGATGACGATGATAATGTTTATTCTACTTTAAACATAACTGAAGGATCGAGTATGAACGCTATGTTTTCAGCGATAGGGTTAGAAATAAATGTTGATTCAACCAGCAGTTTAACTCTACGAGGGGCTGGAGCTTCAATAAATAGCCAAACAGAAAGATCTATCGTCAACTTATCACCAAACGCGCAACTTACTTTAAATTCTATAGATAAATTTGTCCAACAGGGAGATGACATTTATTTGAATGGTGTGTCGTTCTCTCAAAATCCATCTATTTTAAAGTTTAATGGTACAACGGGGACTGCGATCCCAGAGGTGAATTTTATTCTTTTTAGCGCGATCCCTATCATATTGCTTTTGAATAAGAAAAGACGTTTATAAATAACTAAAAACGGCATCCCTTACGGATGCCGTTTTTTATTTAATCGAAAAGTTCTCTTTCTAATTTTCTGTATCTAGCGTCAGAATGCCAAGTTTCATCAGTTGGGGGAGTGTATATCCCCTCTTGAGTCTGAACCGGAGTTCCTGCTTTTAGCTTTAAGGAAGACGGTTGATATATGTTCAAAGTCGTCGTTTTCGGACTTGAGCCTCCTCCGCAGGATGTCAGCACGATCAGAGGAGTTGCTGTCGCCAGCACCCCGCAATTCTTCAATTTCATTAATAAGTTCATTTTTAATTTTTCTGTGTTTAGCTTTAACGTCAAAGAAAGCTAGTTTGTTCTTAAGCATTAGATATAATTCTACACTTTTTAAAACAGACTTAATTATTGATATCATTTTTTTACCTTTTTAGCGTTAAAGATTTCTTTTTCAGAGTCGCCACCCAACTCTTTTACAGACCCGCTGACATGCTTCGCGCATTCTATAGCATCATCTTTGATTTGGTATGAGTGGTGGTATTGTCCTTTTTTATCGTATACACGATATTTTACTAATTCTTGATTCATTATGGTCTGAATTCTAAAGTTATGGAAGCGACGAATGATTTATCGTCTGATATTAAACCGCTTATTAAGCTGTGGTCCCCGTTGTATTCTACTGTTTTTGTGTCAAATATATACATATCCTCCTCTATTTTAAGGTAAGATATGCATGGGGATGATCCACATTCAAAATCTAGTTTGTCGTAGCTCGCTATCTTATCTTGTAAATGTCTGCTGACTTTATTTGTCGCAACTATTTTTAAAGTTTTCATTTTTATGCAATTATACCACAGGACGGTTTGATCTTCATTGTCCAATATTATAGCTCTTTTGTCGTATCTATCAATCCATTTTTTGTAAAAATCAACTTTGAAAGTTCTTCTTATCTCTGATTTAAAGTATTTACCATTTTTTGATCTAATATTATCCATTATTAAGTAGAATTTCTTTATTTTACTTAAATTAGTGTCCTTATCTCCACCAAATAAGAATTGTATATGATTGTAAAACCTATGTTCCGCAGTGAAAACATAAACATTTTCACATTCGTAGACTTCACAACCTTGGCAGAACTGATCAAAATATCTTTTTATGGATTGCTCTCTCATACGCCTAGATCCAATACAAAAAGCTTTATAAGGTTTAGATCTCAGACAGAAATTTTTAAAGTCTTCCCAAGCCTCAGACTTGTTGATTAATTGTTTAATTATCATTTCTACAGGTTATAATAGTAAAAGAAGTGTAATATTAAACATGGCGTCTGAAGGTAAAAATGAGGTAGCAAGGAGTTTGTTGGATTTACAACCGACTGCGATCTTGGAGTTGTATAAAATTTACCCTGATACTATCAATGCGCCTTCAGCTTTTTTCACTTTTCATGGAGGTTCTGTTTTTGGCGGCAATGTAGTTTGGCAGGGTATACAGTATATACCTATTCCTGTAGAATCTGAAGGGTTTGGCGTGTTTGCTGATGGGACTTTGCCAAGGCCCAAGATTAAAATAGCCAATACAGACAAGCTGGTAACTTATTTCCTTGATAAATATAAAGATTTTAAAAACGCTAAAGTTTATAGGAAAAAGGTCTTTATAAAACACTTAGATGATTCAAACTTTGATGGCTCAAACCCTTTTGGTTTAGCTAATTCAGAGTCTGAAATATCTGAAGAGAAATATCTAATAGGTCAAAAAGTCCAAGAAAACAAAGCTTTTGTGGAGTTTGAGTTGAATTTACCTTTAGATTTAGATAATTTTGATGTTAACCACAGGACTGTCAACGCTAAGTATTGTTATTGGCAGTATAGAGGCTTAGGCTGTAGATATCAAGGTAAACCTGTGGAGAAAGATAATGGGGAATCTTTTTTAGACTCTAACGGGGTTCCTGTAGCTTTAAATATTAATGATGAGTTTGATTCTGAAAACAAATTTTATGAACCTAACAAGTCTTATACAGCGGGAGATGCGGTTTATTTAGAAAACAAAAGTGTTATCCTAGATAGGAACGAGTTTAGTGATCCTATATACCATAAAGTTTGGTATGTTTGTGTTAAGTCTCATTCTGGAGGGCAATACCCTGAGGATAACCCATCTCACTGGCAAAAAGATGGATGCACTAAAAAAATAGAAGCTTGCCAGAAACGTTTTTCTAGCGATAGTTTAAAAAAAGTTTTTTTTGGCTCTTCTTCAGCGTCTTTTAATTATATACATTTAAAGAGGGGTGCTGCTGCTGTTTTTTTAAGTGATGAAGGGGATTTGCTTTATCCTTTTAACACTCAAAATCCTTATCAATGGACTGTCACTCTATGGGCTAGAGGATCTAGACAGCATATTGATGATAACGGCGTATTTACCAACCCTTCAATCCTCGCCACTAATAAAATTGATAGACCTACTAACGACCAAATTCAATTCCACCCTACCAACGGTAATCTTTTAGGTAGTCCTGTAGCAGCCAACCTTCATTTTTCATCTCAAAACACTGAAGATTCGGAAAAAGGCTTTGACTTGGATTTTGTTACTAGGACGACTGCGAACACTAATGAAATTTATAAAGCTAAAAGTAAATTCGCAGATGAAAATAAATTTCATTTCATATGCATTAGGGGCTCCATCTTAGATGGGGTGCGTAAAATAGAAATTTTAGTTAACCCTGATAGAAATGAGTATGGAGCTGTCATCTTTTCAGATAGGATGATTATTGATTCTGTTAGTTTTGTGTCGCCATTTCAGTTTTCTTTGTTTGGCGATGCCAGATTAGTATCTCCGCCTTTCAATGAAAAATTATCTTTTGCTGGCGATATAGCGCAAACGTGTATTTGGAGGAGGAAACTTAATGATGATGAGGTTGTAAATTTAGCGACCAATAGATCAGTTTCTAACGACGATTATTACTTAACAGACAATAATTTACAAAAAAAAGCAAGTGATTATTCCCAGTATGTACCCATAAGATACAATCAAGCCACGGGAGCTTTGGCGGGTTTGACAGGGGATGGAAATCTTGTCGCTTGGTATGATATGGAGACGGGTCTCCAAAACAATGAGTTAGTCTTGTTAGATGAACATATAGGAGCTAATAATGATCTTACGGGTTTTCCACTCGTCTCGCAACCTGATGGCACTGCTAATGGAGCTTCTTCAGCTCTATCCCTTTTTGAAAAAAGAACCATTCAGTATACCGAAGCATCATTTGAAGATTTTGTCCCTAACCAAAATGCTGACTACGTATTACCTTTTGGGGGTTTCCCCGGAACGGACGGTTATGACTATAGATCTGGACCTCAAAGCATATGAATTTAAAAGAATCTTTTCAAGATATTGTAGACACTTCAGAATCTAATGCGTATTTAGAGATCTGTGGTTTTTTAGGGTTTAATCAAGAAAAAAATCAATATGTCGTTCAGCATCAAAAAAACATAGCTGATAATCCTTCCCAACACTTTATGATAGACCCTTTGGAGTATTTAATCTTCAAAGATAGATACGAATTAGTATCAGTTTATCACAGTCATATCAACGGAGATGAGGAACCTTCTGAGTTTGATGTGAAAATGTCTGACAATTGTTGCATACCTTTTCTCATATATAGCACAGAAAGTAAAAAATTTCATCTTTATGAGCCACAAAACTTGGAAATAGATGTAATTACATATAACAGGTTTAAGGCAGATTATGACAACTATTAGGCTCCACGGAATTTTAGCACAAAAATACGGTAAAGTATTTAAGATGTACCTTGATAAACCAAGAGATGTGGTTAGAGCTATAGACGCCAATAAAGATGGATTTAGAAAAACTGTCGTAGATTTGCAAAAGCAGGGGTTTAGTTATGAACTACTTGTGAATAGAAAAAGATTGAATAAAGATTCCTTTTTAAATCAAAAAACACCCAAAGAGATAGATT